CACCAATTAATTCCAACGTCTAGACTGATAAAGCGAATAATCTATAAAAGGAAAGAACTTTCGTAAAATTTGAGTTCGTGATAATGAAGTGCATAAAAATGTAGGATCAGTAATTCCCATTCTATAAATTTTAGTAAACCAATCCGCATGTTTAAATGCACCTCCAGTCATTATGAGTGCTTTTAATTTAGCATTTGCATCAGGAAATTTAGCTAAATGAGTACCCTCTAAAAACCGTAAGTACTCAAAAGCTTTAATATTAGTTCCACATGTATCTAACATAAGACCACGTAAAATAGCGAGATATATAGGAGGATCATCCATACCAGATATACGAACTGCACTCTTGGCATAATATATTTCCGTAACACGCCAAGGTAAAATAACTACTCTATCTCCTACTTTAGTTCTAATAAAATATCTCTGCAAAAACTTTGGACCTCTTCTAACTATAGCATCATTCTTTATTACCGTTAGAAAAGGAAAATTACACTCATTCCAACTAAAAACATAGGTATCTGACAACTTTGGCTCCATATTACACATCGATTTAAAAAAATAGAGTAACAAAACTGGCAAATTTCTACCATTAATCTTCTGGCACAACAAAGGAAAAAAGACATTTTTCCAAGCAGTAAGTACATCATCACCATATACCTCTCGTGGAACATACTTTCTACTGTATCCTTGTGTGTCAACTACATCAAACTGAGCCTTCCATGAATGAGCATCAAACTGAGAAAAAGGTATAACATACTTTATTCCCATATACTCAACATCCATATCTTTACCTTGTAACAACTTATAAAAGACCCAGTCATCAAATGCCAAGAAGACGATATTAACATATCTAGTATCTATAGTAGAGGTCTGAAATTCCCCAGAAGCCAAAGTTCCTATAATATATCTAACTAAAGCTCTGTTTCCAGATCCAGACCACCACGCTTGATTCTTGAATGCCGCATTTATACTAGAACTCTGCGCTACACGCTTATAAAATGACAAATCCTCCATTTTACTATCAAAATAGACAACTCCTTCATAATGAAGAAGCATAATAAGATTTGCCAACATAGTATAATCTAGGCCTGAGAAATCAAGTTCCAAATAGAACCACTCATTTTTTTTATCCCATTCAAAATAAGTGGCCAAATAATGAGCCCCACCTCCAGGCCATTTATGACCAATAGAAATACCGGGCTTCTGATATATATTCTTGTGAAACTGAGTCATCAGTATACAATCCCACTGCATCTTAAGAGCAGGAGGTATACTGAAGTTCCGCAC